TAAACCGAAGAACGATTTAATGTCCATCAGACTCTCCTACCTCTCTTTGATCTTTCTATCCAGTTAAGTCGTTCTCTAGCGGACATGTTCTTTATATCCGCTAGTGTCCAGCCAGTAAAGGTGCGGGTTAGTACCTCATACTGATCTAACAAGTTCTCGTAATCTTTATCGTTATATGCGAAACAAATCTACAAGACTAAGTGGTAGAGGGATACCTTCACCACATGCCTTACAGACCTTGCTCACCTCCCCGAGGCGTGGGCCTGGGGTGCGAGCCATAATCTCATCTACAATTTGAGCACGGTCTGCAATACCTAGATTAAGAACAGTGCTGGCGCCTAGTGAAGGTGCGCCATTAACTGTCTGAACACATCCAGATAGCAGGATCGTGCTTAGCTCTGCAGATGTTTTATCTGAGTTTTCCATCAAACGTCGCTGCGTAATACCTGTAGGCAGGGACACAGTTACAACGTTCTTCTTAAGCTTTATCTGCCAAGTTCTATCTGCAACAGGGTCCTTTAAAGTTGTTACTGGGATATCGTCTTTTAGGTCAATTGACACCGCTTGTTTGACACCGCAGTTAGGGCAAGACGCCGTTACATCTAGGGTCTCACCAAAGGTAATTCTACGGATACCGATTAAAACTGCGTCCCTATCACCAGAAAGAAAGAGGTCTAGGTCTTCTTGAGTTGCTGGCCGTGATCCGATCTTTACAAGACCACGTTGTAGAAGGACGTTAAGGGCCTTACCAGTATTAGATGCTTTAGCAATTGCCTCTTCATCTAATCCGTTTAGCTCGCGCACTTCTACGGTAGTTACTAGAGCGCCTTTATCAATAAAGCCTCCAGGCAGTTCTACCTCAGGTCCTGGAGGAGCCTTGGTCTCAATGACCTGTTCCGGCTCCTCCATTGCCTGCTGAGCAAACTTGTTTACGAGTTCTGCATCGGTAATTACTTGTGACACGAATTATTCTCCTTAGTTTATTTTAGAACTTATCGATTGCTACTGGGGAAGCCCCGTAACCGTTAACCAATGATCCATCTGCGCTAGTAAATCCAACTGAGATACCCTCATGGACTACCTGCATTGTCTCAAACAAAATTGCTCCGTTTGTAGCATCTAGATCTGTATAACTTAGACCTGTGATCCAGGCGTTATGTAGTCTAAATACCATCTGATCAGCATCGTTTGAGGTAGATAGGTCGTCGGTTGTTGGGTGCTGATTTACGTAGATATTGATGTTCAAACGGAAACCCTTGTTGGTTACTGCTGGGTTATTTAGGCCCAAACCAGAAGCCGCTGAGAAGAGTCCGCGCATCCAAGTAATTGCTTGGTCATTTCCAACAATAACTCCACGAGTGAAGGTTACTGGTGTAAAAGTGGTCATGCCAGGCATCTGGTGAACAGTGGTGTTGTATCCACCCTCACGATACTGAATGCTCTGAACGTTGGTCTGCAGACCGCTGATGTTTGTAAAACCACCGGTCCATCCACCTGTAGTTCCTGTCTTGATTCTTTCATCAAACACTGCATCTTGAGCCGCAGAGAAGGTTGCACGGAACCGAAACGAGCGTAGCGGATCTGTGGCAAGTGTTGAGTTGAACGTGCTTAGATTAGCCATGGTCTATCTCCTTACGCGATTGTGACGGTGGTGCCGCCGTTGTATTGGCCAATATTGATAACTACAAATTCAGCTGGGCGCTGCAACGCAACACCAACCTGAATATTTACATACCCATTATCAATAGATGACTGTGGGTTGTTAGTGCTGTCACACTTAACAAAGTACGCTGATGCTGGAGAAGCTCCTGCGAGACCGCCCTGTGACCAGAAGGTTGTTAAGAATGTGCTGCATGCTGCATTCAAACGAGCCCAGAGACGGTAGTCATTTGGCTCAAAGATTGCAAAGCGTGTGAGATCAGTCAAGCTCTTCTCAATGTAGATAAGGCTACGACGTACTGGTACATACTTGTCTACATATCCTGGCTTCAATGTGCGGGCGCCAAATACTACGATTCCAGAACCTGGGATGTAGCGGATAGCGTTAACTGGGGCCGCTGCTGAGTTAAGAGAGTCAAGATCAGAGTTGCTTAGCGCAGGAACTGCTACAACTGCTGCAAGACGTGACTGAAGACCAGCTGGGGCCTTAAATACTCCGCGGCTTGCATCAGTTAGCGCATAGAGACCAGCAGCCGCTGCTCCAGCACCAAGTGTCTTAGTTGCTCCTGCAGGCGCACCTACAGAAACTGTAGGGTCAGCGATTGTTACCTGTGGGTAGTAAACAGCTGCCTGTGAAGTTGCTGTGTAGCTAGCTGCCAATGTTAACTGGTTAGCTGCTGTGTCATTAATGCCATCGACAACAACAAAGCCATCCGTACGAGTTGAGGAAGCGTATGCAATAGCTGCGTTAACAGTTGTGGCGTCTGTGTAGCTTGGGATGTTAATAAGCAAAGACTGGGTAATTGTGTCAAATGGGCTTGGGCTACCAAACGCATAAGAAACAATTGTTGATCCAGTTACCGCTGAGCCATCTGAACCAGTGCTGAGTGACTGATTAGATACAATAGCTGGGTTGTTGGCTGGAGCAGTTGTGGTTGAAGCAAGGTCAGTAGCTGTCAAGTATGTTGAGTTATTGTTGATAACAGTAACTGCATAACGGCTATCTGCAGAGTTCATTGTTACGTCTGTCCACTGCTCAACAATGTATCCAGCGGTGTTTCCACCAAGGTACACAATAATATTGAAGTAACCTGTAACAGTTGAGGCGGTAATAGATACGTTAAGTGTGTTACCCCATGAACCAACGTTTTTTGCGTTTAGGCGAAGTGTTGGCTGAGGAGTTCCAGCAGTATCATTAAATGAGCGTGTAGCAGCGGCTGCAGTAGCGCCTGGAACACGAAGGATATAAGCCTGGTTTCCACCGTTAGCAAAGTACATATAAGCACCGAGTGGGAGGGCATTAGACGCGTTAGTATTCCAAGAACCAAATAGATTTACGTATTGGCTCCAAGAGGTTACTAGCGTAGGTGTAGTTGGGCCGCGGTCAGCAGCACCAATAAGAGCAGCGACTGTGTTAGCAGATGCTCCAGCAATTGGCTGAATTGGGTTCAACGTCTCTTGAACGTATACCCCGGGACGTGCATATGTTGGCATTAGATTATCTCCTTATTAATTAAGAATGAGTTACAGATGGTCGGACAGGTTTTAGACCGGACGGGATAGACGAAGTAGTGTTGTTGATTTGTACAGTAGATACGAGCTTTGTGGCCACAGCATTAGCTACATCTGGGGTCATCTGACTTACAACTCGTACCGTGTAGACGTTTCTTAAGAGACGGCGGTTTCCGGTTTCGCCTTCAACTGTGTCTCTCTTTACAAATCCATCAACGAACATAGACCTAATTGTGAAGCCAGTACCATCTGGCGTATACACTTTTAGGCGGCTGTACTTTGATGGAAACTTAGTCATTAGCTGATAGATGATTGATCTATCATGGCGCGGGTGGCGTGAGAACGAAGTGATCTGATAAATAAGGTCGTAAGCCACAGGGATCTGATTTGTATAGACGTAGTTTGGATCAGGGGTAACTGTTCCCAAGTTATCTGTGTCTGTAATAAATCCATATGTCTGGCGCTCGTTAGCAGGCAAGATATCGATCAAATCAATAGTGATGTACGGGAATGACTGATCTCTGACTTCAACGTCAGGGAAGCCGTACCATACCTTTACAGGTCGGCTATTGCTCTTATCGTCTGAGACGGTGATGCCGTTAAGGTGAGTTTTTAGCGCGGAGTCTTCAGCAAGTACAAATGGATAGGTGGTTGTCACATTATCCCCATCTCTGGAAAGAGGTTATTGATTGTCTTCTCAGAAAGAACTGTGGCTATAACGCCCTCTGAGCGAGAGATAAATGGACGGATAGCTGCGTTAGGCATTTGGCCAGGGCCGCCATACTCAAGGTCTTCTACCTCTGTAGTGAGTTCTTCTGGGTAGTGAACATACAGATTAAAGTCTCTATCGCACTCAACGCTAAGGCTATTAATGATGTGCTTAGGCCACTGTGAGGTTGAGGCTAGAAGACGTAGCTGCTCAGTAAGGGGAGGCAAAAGCTCATCTACCGCTTTACGAGAGATAGATTCAATGCTACTTGCGCTTATTAGCACGCTGAATCACCTTATATCCGATGTATGCTGCACTTACGACATCTGCGACATCCCAGTTAGGTTCTGGAATATGTTGGGTAATAGCCTTGGCGAACTCAATGTCCGAAGGCTTATCGACCTTATCTTTGTCAGCCATAAGTAATCTCCTAAGGGAGCAGCAAAGTACATCGCAGAGGTGAAGCATTAATCCCGCACGGGATTACTATAAGGGTAAAGCAAAAAGCGCCCTTGCGGGCGCTAAGTGCTTACTTCTTTTTGACCTTCTTGGCCAACGCCTTGTCCATCTTCATATCGGCCTTAGCAGATGGGTTCTTCTTATCCATCTTCTTATCGGCCTTCTCAAAAGCCGCCTTCTGCTTAGGGTTCATACCCTTTTCAATCTTAGCGTCAGACTTCTTATCAGCCTTCATACGTGCTGACTTACAGGTAGCACAGGTGCACTTGCAACCTGCTGCTGGCTTGCCAGCCTTACATCCACAGCCACACTTAGCGCACATTTACTTACCCTTCTTCTTAAGAGCCTTGAAGTCAGCTCCGGTGATCTTATCTTTTGGGGCAGCAGCTGAAGCAATCTTCTTCTGCTTAGGGGACATGCTCTTTCCCTTGCCGTATCCGGCTTCACCCTTTTTCTTCTTGCATCCACAAGTCATGCACATATTACTTACCTTTTTTCTTACGGGCGGCTGCGATGTTGTCAACCGCATTTGGGTATGGGCGACCAGCGGCTTTGGCTTTAGCACGGGCTGAGGCCTTCTGGCTCTTGCTTAGTTTACTATGCTTACCCCCGTCAGGGTCCTTCTTATCCCAAAGAGGTTTTTCTTTAGCCATTATTTATCTTTCTTTGCTTGCTTTGCAGCGCGCTTCTCTTTAAGAGTCATCTTTGGCTCTTTCTTCTGGTTGGCGTTTCCTTTTTGTTCTTTATTTGCCATCTTTTTTATCCTTTACCTTCTCGGGTAGTTTTCCTTTTGGTGTTTCTTTCTGCCATTGGCG